TCGAGGTTTACGGTGAGTTTCCATCGTCAGGCGAAGACCAGTTTATCAGCCCGACACTCGTTGAGGACGCGTTCAAACGTGAGAGATATAAGGATACGTCTGCGCCTATCGTTATCGGGGTGGATCCAGCACGCGGGGGCGCAGACAGCACGGTCATCGTTGTCCGTCAAGGGCGGGATATCGTTGCTATTAAGCGCTATCAGGGCGAAGATACAATGACTGTCGTTGGTCGGGTGATCGAGGCAATAGAAGAATACAAACCAGTAATGACCGTCATCGACGAGGGCGGACTGGGGTACGGGATATTGGACAGGCTAACCGAGCAGCGGTACAAGGTGCGCGGTGTGAACTTCGGGTCACGGGCTAAGAACTCTATTATGTGGGGCAACAAGCGGGCCGAGATGTGGGGCGCGATGCGGGAGTGGCTACGCAGCGCCAGCATACCGGAGGATAGAAAATTAAAATCGGACTTGACAGGCCCGATGAAAAAGCCTAACAGCAGCGGGACGATATTCTTAGAAGGTAAGAAAGAGATGAAGGCCAGGGGCATGGCAAGTCCGGACGCAGCCGACGCGTTATGCGTGACATTTGCGTTCCCTGTAGCCCATCGTGAATATGTTGACAAAGCTCCCCGTAAGTCGTATGCTACTGGTAGCGGAGCATCAAGTTCATGGATGGGGAGTTAACTATGCCATTAAAAAAATCACCTAGTAAAGAGGCCTTTCGTGCTAATGTTAAGGCTGAGATAGATGCTGGTAAGAAACCAGCTCAAGCTGTGGCCATCGCCTACAGTGTAAAACGTGAATCAACTAAAAAAGGCAAAAAATGAAATTAAAACCTTTCGGTGAACGAATTGTAGTAAAGCAAAAAGAAGAAGAACTAACAACGGCCAGTGGCATTGTACTGGCCAAGCAAGCTGAGAAGAAGTTTGAAGGTGTGATTGTTGCAGCAGGGCAAGGTGCCATATTAGATAATGGCACGGTCAGAGCGATGACAGTTAAAGTAGGTGACACAATACTGTTCGGTGAGTATTCAGGACAGAAGTTTAAATACGAAGACGAAGACTATCTTCTTATGAACGAAAAAGACGTGATCGGAATATTAAATGAATGATGACATGACCACCGTTGGGGTTGTCGCAGAAGGCGCTAATAAGCCTAACGACAAAAAAGACATGCTTGCAACGATGCGAAGCCGCTTTACTATGGCGGTTTCTGCGTATTCAGAAAGCCGTGAAGACGAGCTTGACGATTTACGCTTCGAGGCAGGCTCCCCCGACAATCAGTGGCAATGGCCTGCGGACGTACTGGCTACCCGTGGCTCAGTTCAAGGTCAAACCATCAACGCACGACCATGCTTAACAATCAATAAGTTACCGCAACATGTTCATCAAGTTACTAATGAACAACGCCAAAATCGACCTTCGGTGAAGGTAATCCCTGTGGATGATAACGCTGACGTAGAGGTCGCGGAGATATTCGAGGGTGTAATTAGGCATATTGAATATATTTCAGATGCAGATGTCGCATACGACACAGCATGTGAAAACCAAGTCACCTACGGTGAAGGCTACATCCGTGTACTCACTAAATATTGCGACGACAATTCATTTGACCAAGACCTATACATTGGCCGCATCCGCAATTCCTTTAGCGTTTATATGGATCCTACAATACAAGACCCATGCGGCAGCGATGCCGAGTGGTGTTTTGTCACAGAAGACATGACAAAGGCAGAATACGAGCGTCAGTTCCCTGATGCCGCGCCAATATCGTCTATTATGCAACAAGGCGTAGGTGATTCCTCACTAAGTCAGTGGTTAACTGAAGACACAGTGCGTATTGCGGAGTATTTTTACTTTGATCATACGCCAACCAAGCTAAACCTATACCAAGGCAACATGAGTGCGGTAGAAGGCAGCCGTGAAGACAAAGAATTGAAGGCTTTAGGCTTAAAACCGCTTAAATCACGCATGGCAGACGTTAAAAAAGTCAAATGGCTCAAAACTAACGGCTTTGAAGTGCTACAAGAACAAGACTGGACAGGTAAATTTATACCTGTTATCCGTGTTGTAGGTAACGAATACGAAGTAGATGGCCGTTTATACGTGTCAGGCTTGATCCGTAACGCAAAAGACGCGCAACGTATGTACAACTATTGGGTTTCACAAGAAGCCGAGATGTTGGCACTGGCACCAAAAGCGCCATTCATAGGTTACGGCGGTCAATTTGAGGGCTACGAGACACAATGGAAGACAGCCAACACGACCAACTGGCCGTATTTAGAGGTTAACCCTGACGTAACAGACGGTGCTGGTGCGGTATTGCCATTACCGCAACGCGCTCAACCGCCTATGGCGTCTAGCGGTCTATTACAGGCTAAAGCTGGTGCATCTGACGATATTAAGTCCTCAACTGGCCAATACGACTCGAGTTTAGGTGCTACAAGTAACGAACGCTCAGGCCGTGCCATCTTAGCGCGTGAAAAACAAGGTGACACGGGTACTTACCACTACGTTGACAATTTAGCGCGGGCTATACGTCACTGTGGACGTCAATTAGTTGACATGATACCTAAAATTTACGATACAGAGCGTATTGCTCGTATTATTGGCGTAGATGGCGAAGTAAAACGGGCTAAAATTAACCCCTCACAAGCCGAGCCAGTGAAGAAAATTGTTGATGAAACAGGCATTGTAATTGAGAAAATCTACAATCCTAGCGTTGGTAAGTACGATGTGTGCGTATCGACTGGCCCAAGCTACATGACTAAACGTCAAGAGTCACTTGATGCAATGAGCCAATTGTTGCAAGGCAACCCACAACTATGGCAAGTAGCTGGCGATTTGTTTGTTAAAAACATGGACTGGCCTGGCGCACAAGAGATGGCTAAACGCTTTGCTAAGACTATTGATCCTAAACTACTAAGCGATGCCGACGAAGACCCAGCATTGCAAGCAGCACAGCAACAACTTGAAGCTATGGGCCAAGAGCTAGACCAATTGCATGGTATGTTGCAAAACGTCAGCAAGTCTATGGAAGCACAAGACATGGCTATTAAAGAACAAGAGGCTAACATTAAAGCATACGACGCTGAAACTAAACGTATTAGCGCTGTGCAGGCAAGCATGTCACCTGAACAAATCCAAGACATAGTCATGGGTACAGTTCACGGCATGATGGACAGCGGTGACTTAATTGGCGAGATGCCAGGCAGAGAAATGCCAAACGAAACAATGGAACAGCCTGAAGGCATGATGCCTGAAGAACAAATGCAACCCGAACAACCAATGATGCCGCCTGAAGGAATACAACAATGAAAGCCTGTGACTTTGTAGGAATACTATTCTTAGCTAGGGATGTAGCGCACTCTGTACATCTAAATACTAGAAGCTACTCTAAGCATAAAGCACTACGTGGCTTTTATGACAATGTTATTGACCTGGCAGACAACTTTGCTGAAGCCTACCAAGGCCGTCACGGTTTGATGGGGCCAATAACGCTTCAGTCAGCTAAAAAGACTACAAACATTATAGACTTCTTACAGAATCAATTAGAAGAAATAGAAGCTGATCGCTACAAAATATGCGACGAAACAGATTCTCCCATACAGAACATAATTGACGAAATTATAGGCTTATACCTATCAACCTTGTATAAATTGAGGTTCTTAGCATGAACGTCTATACCTCACAAACTCAATTTGGCAAAACTGAAGATTTTGCTTTACAAGTGGCTAGAGGACAAATCCCTGGTCATTCAGCCATATCAATATTTGGATATAATCCTGACGTAGATACAACTGAAGAATCAATTTGGCCTGATGGCGGCACAGTGCCTCACCCAACCTTGGCTTCCGTGCTTAAAATAAGCTCGTCTAGTGCGGACGATACTTCAGCAGGTACTGGCGCAAGAACTGTCACTATAGTGGGACTTGATGGAAGCTATAATCAAGTTAGCGAAAGCATAACTTTAAATGGACAAACAGCAGTTAACACAACGAACAGTTATCTTTATGTAAATGGATTTTATGTAGCTTCAACTGGATCAGGCGGTGCAAACGCAGGTAATATTAATGCAGGCACAGGCGTAGTAACTGCGGGCGTCCCTGCTGTATTATATGACATTATCGCAACAGGGTATAATAACCGCACTACCGCACATTATTGCGTTCCAGCGGGTTACACAGGCTACTTAACTACAGGTGTTATTACTACAGGGCAAGCCTCAGGGTCAACTTCTGTAACGGCGTTTTTAAAACAACACGGCCAAGATGGAATTGTTCGTGTGGGTGCGGTATCTACGCTTAACAACGGGTCAGTGCAGTATGATTTTTCATACCCGTATATAATTTCAGAAAAAAACTGTGTAGGCGCCTCTGCAATAGGTTCTGCGGCAAATAACTCTGCAAGTGCATTTTTTAATATTGTTTTAATTAAAAATTATCAGGATTAATCATGGCAAACTATAAATATTTAGCAGCAACAGACCAAACTAAAGTAGGCGCCGGCAAACTATACGGCATTTTTGTATCAACAACATCAAGTGGTACAATTACTGTATACGATAGCGCTACATCAAGCACTAGCGACGGTAAGATTGCAAATACCATTACAGTAGCTGCGGGTACACAGTATCTTAGCTTTCCGTCAGGCATTTGGTTTAGCAACGGCCTTTATATCGTACTTGCTAACACCGCAACCTTTACAGTTGTTTACGAATAGAATATATTAAAAATGTACTGGTGCATTTCACCAGGGTTTCTAAGGAAACAAAATGAGCGAAAACCAAGAAGTAGAAGTATTAGCGGAAGTACCCGCGCCAGTAGAAGAAGTTACGACAGCTCCTGAAACTGTAGCAAATGAAGTAGAAGTGTCGGAAGAAAAGCCAGCAGAAGCAAGCAAGACATTCTCGCAAGAGGAACTTGATGCTGCGATTGGCAAACGCTTGGCAAGAGAACAACGTAAATGGGAAAGAGAACGTGCTGCACAGGCTTCAACCCCTGCGACGCCTAGAGACCTTCCTGCGCCTGAGCAATTTGATACAGTAGAAGCATACGCCGAAGCATTGGCAGTGCAGAAAGCTGAACAACTGCTTGAGCAAAGAGATCGTCAAAAGCAACAGCGTGAAATCATTGAGTCTTACCACGATAGAGAAGAAGAAGCGAGAGCTAAGTATGATGACTTCGAGCAAGTTGCATACAACCCCAGCGTTCCGATTACTGACGTGATGGCCCAATCCATACAGTCATCTGATGTTGGCCCCGAACTGGCTTATTACCTAGGGACTAATATTAAAGAAGCTGATCGGATTGCTCAGTTACCGCCAATCTTACAAGCTAAAGAAATTGGTCGGCTTGAAGCAAAAATCGCTAACGAGCCGGTAATTAAGAAAACAACTAGCGCCCCTGCGCCTATATCGCCTGTGACAGCTCGCGGAGGTAACTCTGCCAACTACGATACAACTGACCCACGCTCAATTAAAACAATGAGTACGTCAGAATGGATTGCAGCGGAAAGAGCTAGACAGGTTAAGAAGGCGGAGAGCAACGACAAATATCGCTAATTTTATTATTAAGGAAACATTATGTCTAATTCATTATTAACCATTGACATGATTACTAGAAAGAGTTTAGAAATTCTAGAGAATAATCTTGTTCTAACCCGTAACGTAAATCGTGCCTACGATGACAGCTTTGCTGTTGAAGGCGCTAAAATTGGTTCTACATTGCGTATCCGTTTACCAGATCGTGCATTGGTAACTGACGGTGCAGCCTTGCAAGTGCAAGACGACAACGAGCAATACACAACCTTGGCTGTATCTAGCCAAAAACACATTGGTGTTAACTTCACCTCTGCTGAATTAACTATGCAATTAGATGACTTTGCGGAACGTGTACTTAAACCACGCGTATCTCAATTAGCGTCTACGATTGACGCTGATGTAGCTAATGCTTACAAAGGTATCTATGCTTCAGTTGGTACACCAGGCACTACTCCATCAACTTCATTAGTATTGTTACAAGCTCAACAAAAATTGAACGAGTATGCAACACCTATGAATGAGCGTTTTGCTACAGTTAACCCTGCTGCTAATGCTGGCTTAGTTGAAGGCATGAAAGGCTTTTTCAATCCTACTAACACTATCTCTCGTCAATTTACTACTGGCATGATGGGTACTGGCGTTTTAGGCTATGACGAAGTTAATATGTCACAATCAATCCTTAATCACACTACAGGCTCGCGCGTTGTAGCTGATTCAGCAGCGATTAAAACAACGATTGCTACACAAGGCGCAACTAAATTAACCATTAAATCGGTTACTAATGCTAAAACTTTAGTCCCAGGCGATGTGTTTACAGTTGCTGGCGTATATGCGGTTAATCCTCAAACACGTCAATCTACAGGTTCATTACAGCAATTCGTTGTAACTGCGTTAAACACTTCAGCAGGTACTGAGTTCGTTGATGTTGAAGTTCAACCACCAATGTACACTGCGGCTAATGCACTTGCTACTATTGATGCTTTCCCTCAAGCAGACGCATTAATCACTTATGTTGGTGCAGCTTCAACTGGCTATGCTCAAAACTTAGTGTATAACAAAAATGCCATTACTTTTGCAACGGCTGACTTGTTATTACCTCAAGGTGTTGATATGGCTTCACGTCAAGTTCATAACGGTATTTCATTACGTATCGTGCGTCAGTACGATATTAACAATGACCGTTTACCTTGCCGTATTGATGTATTGTACGGTTACTCAACAATCCGCCCACAAATGGCTGCCCGTATTTGGGGCTAACTAATGGGGCTTCGGCCCCTAGTTTAATTTTTTAGGAGATTTAAGATGACTTATCAAGTTGGTGATGGTAATACTGGTGAAACCATGAACGTAGGCCGTACAGGTGTACCTGTTCAAATTGGTGGCGCTACCACTGCAACCGTTGGCTTTTATGGTGTTACACCAGCAGCACAACAAGCAACTGTAGCCGCTGGCACTGATGCTGCAACAACCCTAACTTGTGCTAATGCTTGCCGTACAGCATTACGCGCAGTAGGTATAATGGCGTAAAAAATGTCGGTACTCATTGCAACACCTTGCTATGACGGTCAGGTTTGTAGTGAGTACCTTCATTCGCTTTTAAAAGCTACTATTACAGTAGACTTTGAGTTGGCGCTTATTACGGGGGTACATTTTATTGATACCGCGCGTGATATTGCCGCAGCTAAATTGCTTGATTCTAAGCACGAATATTTAATGTTTATTGATTCAGATTTAGGCTGGAATGGTGACGCGATTAATCAATTAATCTCGCACAATAAAGATATAGTAGGCGGCGCTTATCGCATTAAGCACGATACTGAACTTTATCCAGTTGATTATAGAGCCAATGAAACGCAAGACGGGTTGCTACGTGCTAATAGCCTTCCAGGTGGTTTTTTGTGTATCCATAGACGCGTTATTGAACGCATGGCAAGCGCATACCCTAGTTATCAGTTTGTAGTAAAGGATGCGTTTAAACGTATTCCAGCATTATTTAGTAGAGCTTTGTTAGATGACCGCATGGTGTCAGAAGATATAATGTTTTGCAAACGGGCTTCAGCCGCAGGGTTTGACCTTTGGTTAGACCCTACAATAACTTTTGGACATATAGGCAGTAAAGCCTTTATTGGTAATTTTGCCACCTATTTGGAAGGACAGCAATAATGGTTATCTATTTAAAACACCCTGTACACGGTACTAAGGTAGCGATTGCAGAAAGTGAAGCAGAAGCGGATGCACAAAACGGATGGATAGAGTATAATCCTGATACGCCAGCTAAAAAAGAAGCTGAAGCGGCTCCCGTCAATACGCTGGATGTCAAACGACGTAGAAAAGAATAAGGAGCCGTATTATGGCCACTACCGCAGGCGATCAAATTAATGGTGCGTTACGCTTACTAGGCATACTAGCCGAAGGCGAGACGCCATCTGCCGCAACCTCACAAGACGCTCTATCCGCGCTAAATCAAATGATTGATAGCTGGAATACTGAGCGTTTGTCCGTATTTGCTACCCAAGATCAAATTGTGACTTGGATACCTAACACTAAAACACATACTTTAGGGCCGTCAGGCGACACTGTAGGCAACCGTCCTATCTTAGTAGACGACGCGACATATTTCCGTGACCCTTCAAGCGGTATATCGTTTGGCATTAAACTAATTAATCAACAACAATATGATGGTATTGCTGTTAAGACCGTGACATCTACTTATCCACAGGTCATGTGGGTAAACATGGATTACCCTAACATTACTATGACAGTGTACCCAGTGCCAACCAAAGTGTTGGAGTTCCACATTGTATCTGTTCAAGAGTTAACTGCACCTGCTACCTTGGCTACAAACCTTGCGTTCCCTCCAGGCTATCTACGTGCGTTTAAATACAACCTAGCCTGTGAGATAGCACCTGAGTTTGGTGTAGAGCCGTCACCTACTGTGTCACGCATTGCAATGACGTCTAAACGTGACTTGAAACGTATTAATAATCCTGACGACATTATGTCCATGCCTTATAGCATTGTGGCTACGCGTCAACGCTTTAATATCTTTGCGGGTAACTATTAATGAAAACGCCTATCCTTGGACAATCTTATGTAGCTCGTTCAATTAACGCTGCGGACAACCGCATGGTTAACTTGTTTCCTGAGCAAACACCTGAGAATGGTCTTGAGATAGGCTACCTTAATCGCGCACCGGGCTTAACCAAGCTAGTCACCATAGGCACAGGCCCTATCCGTGGCCTATGGGCGCACCAAACCAATGGCACCGATGCGTATTGCGTATCAGGCACAGGTTTTTACCGCATCAATACCGACTACACTTACGAGTACATTGGTGAAGTAGCAGGCACTGGCCCAGTCACGTTTGCCGATAACGGCATACAAATCTTTATTGCAGCCAACCCTAAAGGTTACATCTACAATGAAGTGACAGACGTATTTGCTGAAATTACAGACCCTGACTTTACTGGCGCAGGCACTGTCACCTACCTTGACGGGTATTTCGTGTATAACGAGCCTGATAGCCAAAAGATATGGATTACACAGCTATTAGACGGTACATCCGTCGATCCGCTAGATTTTGCTAGTGCTGAGGGTTCACCTGACGGCGTTGTAGCCGTTAACTCTATTCACCGTGAGTTATGGGTATTCGGTACGGACACGACAGAGGTTTGGTATGACTCCGGTGCTACCGACTTCCCGTTGATACCAATTCAAGGTGCGTTTAGTGAGACTGGCTGTATCGCACCTTATTCTGTAGCAAAGCTAGATAACTCATTGTTTTGGTTAGGTAACGACCCACGGGGCTTCGGTGTTATTTACAGGTCTAACGGCTACGCTGCACAGCGCGTGTCAACACACGCTATCGAATACGCTGTGCAAGGCTACACCGACATATCTGATGCTGTGGCTTACACATACCAACAAGAAGGTCATGCGTTCTACGTCATATCGTTCCCTACTGGCAATGCCACATGGGTTTACGATGTAGCCACAGGCGCGTGGCATGAACGTGCTTACTTGACTAACGGTGAGTTCACACGTCATCGTTCAAATTGTCAGTGCAACTTCCAATCTACAACGCTTGTAGGCGACTATCAAAACGGCAACATCTACAAGTTTGATTTAGACGTCTATGCCGATAACGGCGCAACGCAGAAGTGGTTACGCTCATGGAGAGCGCTACCTAGCGGTCAGAATAACTTAAAGCGTACAGCGCAACACAGTCTGCAACTAGAGTCTGAGTCAGGCGTAGGTCTTGTTGTTGGTCAAGGTAACGACCCCCAGGCCATGCTACGATGGTCTGACGATGGCGGCCACACTTGGTCTAATGAACATTGGAAATCTATGGGTGCGATAGGTCAATATGGCTATCGTACTATTTGGCGTCGTCTTGGCATGACACAAAAGCTTCGTGACCGCGTGTACGAGGTGTCAGGCACTGACCCAGTTAAAATAGCCATTATGGGCGCTGAGTTACTTATCAGCGGAACTAATGCTTAACTTTACCCGCATCCCAGCTCCACGCGTTATGCTTGTCGATCCACAGACAGGCGTTGTGTCGAATGAATGGTTTAGGTTTTTTAACAACTTATACTCAATAATTTATGCCGCCACAGGCAATGTTACGCCAGGTACTTACGGTTCTGCAACGGTTGTACCACAAATTACTGTAGACGCGTTTGGGGCTATCACCGCAATAACTGACGTAACCATAGCGCTTGATGCCAGTCAGATTGTCAGCGGTACCATAGCGTCAGCGCGTATATCAGGATCATATACAGGCATTACAGGCGTCGGTACATTGACTATAGGTACATGGAACGCAACTGCAATTACTACACTTTACGGTGGCACAGGTTTATCAAGCTACACGGCTGGCGATACTCTTTATTATGCGTCAGGCACTGCGTTAAGCAATCTAGCCATTGGTGCAAGCACCTATATAAATACATCTAGCGGTACAGCTCCACAATGGACTGACCCATCTACAATAACAATAGGCAAAGCCACTAACATTGTAGGCGGTGCGGCTAATCGTATAGCCTATCAGACTGCGACGGACACGACAGGTTTTATCGTAGCGCCTACGGTATCTAATACTTACTTAGAATGGTCAGGCACTGCGTTCCAATGGACAGCTAACCCTCTAGGCACTGTCACAAGCGTCGCGGCCTTAACGCTAGGCACGACAGGCACTGATTTAAGTTCTACCGTAGCAAACCCTACTACAACGCCAGTCATTACATTGAACGTGCCTACAGCATCTGCCGCTAACCGTGGTGCGTTAAGTGCTGCGGACTGGACGACATTTAACAGTAAAGCGCCAGGCGTTACGTTTACAACAAACTACATACCTTATGGTCAAGGCACTACAACATTAAATCAATCTGCAAATTTAACTTTTGACGGAACTAATTTAAGCGTAGCAGGCGCTGTCAATAAAGTAACTATTACTTCTCCAGCTACAGGATCTACGCTAACAATTGCGAACGGCAAAACACTTACTGCAAATAATACGTTGACATTAGCTGGCACTGACAGCACAACAATGACGTTTCCTACTACGTCAGCTACGATTGCTAGAACAGACGCAGCGCAAACATTTACTGGTATTCAAACTTTTGGTACTACGGCATCTACAGGTAATTATATTAGCGTATTAGGAAGCGATGCCGATAATACTTACCTAGTTTTTAGTGGAGCGCGTAAATACCCTAGACTAGATTTAACAGATACGGTAGCTGGGGGTTCAACATTTCAAATTTGGAACCTAGGGAATCAGTTAAGATTTGGTACAAATACAGGTTCAGCAGGGACAGCATCATTTTATATTAATTCAGGAAATGCTGGCACCGCAGTATTTAACGGGGCTTTAACCGCAGCGTCTTTTATACCTTCAAGCTCTACAGTGCCTACTAATGGCTTGTATTTACCCGCGGCTAATACTTTAGGTTGGGCTACGGCTAGTACAGCTCGTATGCAGATAGGGGCTACTGGCGGTGTATCAATAGGTAATACCACAGACCCAGGTGCTACTAATTTAAGTGTGACAGGTACAGGGCAGTTTGGCACGACAGTAGGCGTAGGCGCAGCAACACCAAGCGCATCAGGCGCAGGCATTACGTTTCCAGCAACGCAGTCTGCATCGACTAATGTTAATACGTTAGATGATTATGAGGAAGGCACGTTTACGCCTACCATTATTGGAACTACATCGGCTGGCACTGGAACTTATTCAGCTAACTCTCAAATAGGTAGGTATACAAAAATAGGCAACCGTGTGTATTTTACTATATATCTTGTTTGGACTGCTCATACAGGCACAGGAAATATGAGTGTTGCAGGGCTTCCATTTACCAGTATTGCAACTGCTGGCACGTTTAATGCTCTTTCTACATGGAACCAAAACATTACAATGACAGCATTAAACTTATTAACAGCGTACGTTAACGTAAACGCAACTACTATTGCCTTAGCTCAAACCCCTGTTGGGGGTGGTGCTGCTACAGTTATACCTATGGATACGGCAGGGAGTTTAATGCTTACAGGACATTATGAAGTAGCTTAACTACATTGGATTGATGTAGTCAGACACAAAGGAGAAACACAATGGCTTTAACAGAAGAAAAAGTAATAGACCAAATCACCGTAGTAGAAAATGGTACAATTGAATATCGTGAGGCTACGCGTATATTAAAAGATAGTGAGCAGATTGCAAAAACATATCACCGCTCAAGTTTAGCCCCCGCATCAGACTTAACAAACGTACCTGCTAGTGTAATAGCTATTGCTAACGTAGCGTGGACAAAAGAAGTAATACAAGCCTATAAGGATAGCCAAAATGACAACACTAATACCAAAATATGATCAAGGCGCAACAGGCGCCGTAAATAGACCGATTAATGAAAAATTAGCCGAAACTGTTAGCGTTAAAGACTTTGGTGCCATTGGCAATGGCGTTGCTGATGATGCAGGCGCTATTCAAGCGGCTATTACTTATTTACATTCTTTAGTTGGGGGTACGCTAATATTCCCTGCAGGAACGTATAAAATAGGCACTGCAATTGATTGCTACCCAACATCATCGGTTAGATTAGTTTTACAAGGAGAGGGTCAAGGTGTAACTACCATAACTACAGTGGAAAACATTACGCTATTTACACACGCTGAATCATTTGAATGTTACGATTTAAGTGTCTATCAATTAGGCACTGCAAAAACAGGCGTTGCTTTTGCGACTTCATCAACTAAACAAGCCGCATATTGTAGATATGAACGATGCACTATAGATGGATTTAAATTTGGTATTTGGTGGAGATTTTCTTTGTGGAACTCTTTACGAGATATGAGGTTTAATAATTGTGCTTGTGGTTTGAAAGCATCAAGAAATGCCCTAATAAACGACCAAACAAATCCTGCTGCACCTGCTAGTTGGAATACTAGCTCAGGCTTTTTTCATAATCAAAATACGTTTGATAATGTGCTTTGTAATGGGGGTGAAGTTGGCATTTATGGAACATTTAATGGAAATGTTTTTAGTAATGTAACTTGCCAAGGTCAAAGCAGTTCTACTGGCGCAAGTAATGTTGTGTTGCCTATTGGTCAACAAGGTACTGGTTTGTTGCTACAAAATAACGGAAGTAACACAAGTACATTTGGCTCTCAAGCCAATGCTATTGTAAACTACTATTCTGAGCTTACGCGCCAGCCAATTGTTTTAGAGTATGTTCAAGTATCTTTATCGTCAGTTTATTACCAAGGCGGAGCATCTAGTGATAAATATCCACAAGCAATTAAAGTAACAGGGGGAGTATTAAACGCTAGAGGATGCGTAAACACTGGGGCTGATTGGTTTGACTATCGTATGGTTGCTACTGATGCAACTATTTACGGAGACCCCACTGCGGGCACTACTTCTATAGCCGCTACTTTATCTGGTGCATATAGCTTAACAAATACAGACTGGTTCCAAACTGGTGTTAACATAGCTGTTACAAAACAATATACTTCTGTTGGTGCATCAACTACTGCGCTTGTTTCTACTATGGAGAATAAAAATACTTATAGTGTTGAGGTTGTCGCGATTTATGATGGGTCACAAATGCGGTCTGCTAGATTTCAAGTTGCGTACTATAACTCTGCTGTAGCAGCTAGAGTTATTTCAGATGCGGGTAATAGCGCAGATATTACTTGCACTACATCAGGCGCAACAATAAACATTAATACTACTGGCGGTTTAACATATATTGTTACAGCTACAGCAATTCAAAATAGAAAATTAGGGGCTTTCCCGTACGTTGGGTAAGCATATCTATTTATTAAAGGCTAAATAATGGAAAAACTATTCTCACTGTTTATGAAGCTGTCTAGCCCACGTATCCCTGTGGCGCTGGATAAGCAAGCTCACTTTAACGGAGGCGCAATCTTGGCCTTTGTAGCGTACTTCGTTATAGGCTACTGGGCCTTATTACTTGTAGCTATAGTAGCTGGCGCAAAAGAGTGGTATGATTACAAGCATCCTAATCATACCGCAGATTTTTATGATTGGTTAGCCACGACACTAGGGGCTATTGTTACATTAGGAGTTATATATGTCTGTTAACTTATCCCCTTTAGGCGGCGCTGGCGCACAGTTCTTCACCAACGATGGCGTCCCTTTATCAGGCGGTCTACTGTACACTTACCAAGCAGGCTCTACTACGCCTGCTACTACATACACATCAGGCTCAGGCATTACTGCCCTAGCTAACCCAATTATCTTAGACGCAGCAGGCCGAGTGCCTACTGGCGAGATTTGGTTAACAGACGGCATTGCTTACAAGTTTGTACTAAAAGACTCCACAGATGTATTAATTGCCACTTGGGACGGCTTGTCAGGCATTAACTCTAACTTTATTGCTTACTCATCGGTAGAAGAAACAGCGACGGCTACAGCCGGTCAGACGGTATTTGACTTATCGTTAACTTACATTGTAGGCGCTAATAGTTTAGCTGTGTTTGTTAATGGCAGTAATCAGATTGTTAACGTAAACTATTTAGAAACCGATGAGAACACCGTTACGTTCATAACAGGTCTTAACGTAGGCGATGTAGTTAAGTTTTCAACTGCCACGCCAGTTGCTACTAATGCTATGGATGCCGCTAACGTATCCTACACGCCCGCAGGCGCTCAAGCGGTGACAACTAACGTGCAAGCTAAACTTCGTGAGACAGTGTCTGTTATGGATTTTGGTGCAACTGGGGATGGTGTAACAGATGATACGGCAGCTATTGTTGCAGCCTTAGCCGCAGCAAAAGAAGTATTCTTTCCTAGCGGTACATACCTTGTATCTTCAAGTATTACGCTAACTACAGGGCATAGGCTTATAGGCGCAGGCCCTTCTACTGGCGGATCAACTATAAATGTAAGCGCCAACACTATTGATTTATTTACGCCTAGTGCAAATGCACGAAATATTGTAATTGATAGCTTATCTTTAAACTCTCCTACTGGCGGTACTAACTCTGCGGTTAAAGCTAGTGCTTCAGGATTAGCAGAGTGCATACAAAATAATTTACGCATATTAGGGTTTAATTATTGGATTAACGCTACTGAGCTATATTGGCAAAATACCCATACAAACATAAGAAGTTTTTGCCCTAACAGCATATATATATTTGGTACTGGCGGCGGGAGTATTAATAATCTTTTTGAAAACGTATATATAGATTTATCAGGTGCTACGGCTAATGGTTATCAGGCAATTACATTAAAAGCGACAAAAACAACACGGTTTGATAAATGTAATTTTGGCGCAAGTGCTACTTACACTGGAAGATGGATTCAAACAACAAGCTCAAATAATGCGTTAACTTTTGCAAACTGTAACTTTGAAGAAATTGCGGTAGCTAATGCAGACTTTGTATTTTATCATTCCGGCGATACCGACGTTGAGTACAACGCTTGTACTATGGTTGGCGCAACTAAAGCAGGGGCTACAGGCAGTTTAATTTTAGCCCAAGGAAATACTTGTGCGGTTACAATAGTTAACTCTAGTTTTGCACAAGGGGTTAATACAGTAGATTATTATTTAGATATTCAAGCTGCCGCAGTATCTTTAGTAAACTCCCCTGTTTTTAATAACAGTACAAAAATAAATTATAGCGCAAATGGCGGCGTATATCCGCCAGTTATACAAGACTTAAGCAGCGTAAACAAAGAATTAGAATCCGTAACGTATAAACGTATTGCGTCTGCAACAAACCAAGATTTTGCGCAAAAAGAAATATTTACTAGCTATCAAAGTACAGGCGCTGTACATAACTTACTTACGTTTACATATACTGCGCCTATAGACTCAGGAGATACTGCAGCTATATCGGGCGTGTTAACCGTTATGTTCACGGGTAGAAATGATGCTGGCGCAAGAACGTCAGGGTTTGCTAGTTTTTACATAATATATAATAATGATGGTCAAACAACAGTTACTAGAGATGCAATGTTGTCGCCAACTGGCGCTTCGCGGACTGTAGATATAACCGTAGCGCAAAGCGGTACTTCGCTTCAGTTAACAATAACGCCTAATCTTAATGCTATTAGTGGCGGTGAAGTTACCTCGTCGTTTAAATATTTACACGCTAGATTTGCAAGCTCAGATATTTCAGTTGTATATGCAGTTTAATATTCAGTAGCATGATACCGGATGATGTGTGGCAAGTTATCGTTGACCATTATAAGAAATATGATAAGGTAACGTATGACGCAGAAGCAAAAAAAGCAGTAGAGCAGCATGCTAAAGTTGTTAATTTTGATGGCGGCGTGTTTATAGTAGTAGAGAATGAATTTGATTTATTCGTATCTCAAGCTAGACAAGGCAAGTGGAATGTAAAGCATGAGATTACAAAAGTAATAGATTCAATAGCCAAGGATTACCCAACGGCTATAATACAGATACAAGAGGGTAACGCTAAATCTTTACGGTTAGCAAAACATTTTAAGTTTAATGAAGTTAGCCGTAATGATGGGCTTATTAGATTGGAGAAACAATTATGGGTGGAGTAGTTAAAGCAATAGGTAAAATTGCGGGGCCAGCGCTAAGTGTTGCAGGCATGGCGACAGGCAATCCTGCGCTTATGGCAGCAGGGTCTGCTGTAGGCGGTCTTCAAAGTTCTTCAGCGGCTAAAAAAGCGGCCAACGCTCAAGTTGCCGCCGCGCAACAAGCGGGCGACCTTCAAAAGGAAATGTATTATAAAAACCTTGAGTTGCAAGAGCCGTTCCGCGAGGCGGGGCTGTCAGCGCAAAACAAACTGCTAGACTACATGGGTCTAACACCTGGCGCTGGCGGTAAGTACACTAAAGACTTTAGCATGCAAGACTTCCAACAAGACCCAGGCTATGCGTTCCGTATGTCCGAGGGTCTTAAAGCGTTAGATCGTACGGCAGCCGCTAGAGGCGGTATGCTGTCAGGCGCAGCGTTAAAAGGCGCTCAACGCTTTGGTCAAGATTTAGGCTCTCAAGAGTATCAAAACGCGTTTAACCGTTACCAAACTAACCGCGCTAACCAACTTAATCCGCTACAAAGTTTAATGGGTGCAGGTCAGACAGCTGCTAATACTTTGGGTTCAGCAGGTCAGAACTACGCTAACCAAGCTGGTGAAGCGTACATGGGCGCAGGTAATGCCCGCGCATCAGGTTACGTGGGTAGCGCTAACGCATGGTCTAACGCATTAGGACAAGCGGCTAATACTTACAGTCAAAATCAATTGATGAATAGAATGTTTCCGCAAGGCGGCGGGAGTTCTTTTGTAGACCCCTCAATATTTGGCGGCACTGCGGCTCCTGGCGTAAGCTATTTTGGCAGTAATAATTATGTTTCGCCCGTAAGCGGCGGGTTTGTTATATAAAGGATATTTAATCATGCCAATAGATCCAAGTATTGCTTTAGGCGTTAAGCCTATCCAGTTTGAATCGCCAATCAATCAAATGGCGAAAATGTACGAGTTGCAAAACCTGCAACAGACCGGTCAAGCAAATCAGCTTGCTATGCAAGAAAAACAACGTGCGATAGCTGAAGACGAAGCTGTCCGTAATTACTTTGCCCAACAAGACAGAACATCTCCTGACTTTGCTAAAGGCCTTTACGGTATCTCCCCTAAAACAGGTCAAGCGTATGAGAAGTTTCAAGCTGAAACAAGTAAAGAAAAAACATTAGCTAAAAATGCTGAGATAGAACAACTTACTAAAATACACGGTGTTCTTAAAACAGGCGCAACACAGGTTTTGGCTAATCCTACATTAGCTAACGCTATCCGTGTTACACAAGAAGTAGGTCGTATGACAGGCTCAGACGTATCGGCTGATCTAGCACAATTAACAGAGCTAGGAGAAAATCCTGAAGCCATCCGTCGTTGGGCGGCGGGGCATGCACTTGAAGCGGACAAACTATTGCCTAAATTTGAAAGCCAACAAAATGTAATGGTTAACGGTGTACCTACTTCACGTATACTTAGCATAGATCAGTTAACGAATAAAGCAAGTACCTTAGAAGGTTCAGCAGCTCCTACATACAATAAACCTGCGGCAAGCACTGTAGTTAACGTAAATAATGCTCAAGAAAAAGAGTTTGAAAAACAATTAGGCAAAGGTCAAGCCGATAAAGTGTTGGCCAGTAAAGCCAGCGCTGAAGACGCGGCGCAAATACTAGCTACTAACATGGTCGGTAAAACCTTGTTAGATAAAGGCATGCTAACTGGCGTAGGCGCTAACTTCTTTACCACGCTTAACCAAGGTCTTAGCCAGGCTGGTATTGATTTTGGTTACGCTGATGCCGCGCAGAACTCACAAGCATACGGTGCATTAATGGCCGCTAACACCGCTAAAATTATTAAACAGTTTGGTGCGGGTACTGGCTTGTCTGATGCTGATAGGGAATACGCATTGAAAGCCGCTGCTGGTGATATTAAAATGGATGAGAAAGCTATTCGTAAGATTCTTGGCATTAATAACAGAGCCGCGCAAAATGCTATTACTAAACATAACAGAGACGTATCGGGTATTAAGACTAACATACCGTTAGCTGTAGACGTAAAAGATTATACGGCTGGCATACCTGAAGGCCGCACTGGCGCAACAGAAAAAGATACGCGTAAACCTTTGTCTAGCTTAATTAAATCTAAAAGGGATTAACTATGGCTGATAATTTTAAAAATCAGATTAATTCGGCTAGACGCGCAGGGTATTCTGACGCTGAAATTATTGACCATTTAAAACAAACAGATTCTGAGATATCTGCTGCGCTGAATGAAGGTTATTCTCCGGATGAAATCTTAGCGCATATTGCGCCGCCTCCTACCAAGATGGAATCATTTGCGCGTGGCGCAGGCATTACCCTTCGCGGTGCAGCGCCTAGTGTTCTAGGTGCCACAGCCGGTGCAGCATTAGGTGCCTTTGGTGGCCCAGCCGCACCTATCACCGTGCCTGCTGGTGCTTTGATTGGCTCTGCGGCTGTGCCTATAAGTGATGCAGTCATAAGTGCTTACAATGCGCTTGCGGGTAAAAACGTGCGTCCTACATCTGAAGTCATTAAGAATATGTTAGGCGGCCCTAGACCTGAAACTACTAGCGAACGTATGCTTGAGGTTGCAAGTGGCGCATTAACCCCAGCAGGCGTGGAATCAACTGCCGCCGGTTTAGTTAAAGCTGTGCCTGGTATGCTAGGCCGCGCTGGACAAGTTATGTCTCAAGCCCCATTGTCTCAAGTTGTTACAGCGCCTACATCTGCCGCCGTAACGCAAGGCGTTACAGAGAAGTCAGGCAACCCATTGCTAGGCATTGCGGCAGGTGCAGCCACAGGCGGTCTTACTAACCTGCGTACTAACGTGCGTCAACAAGCGTCATCAGCAGATCAACTAGCCCTTCGTGCAAAAGCCAACTACGATACATTAGATGCGTCAGGTTTCCAATTAGACCCTAATGCGTTTAAGACCCATTTCGGTACTATTGCGCCTAAACTTCGCGCTAGTCAAGGCTATGTAGAAAACGCCTACCCTAAAGTAAAAGCCGTTATTGACGAGCTAGTGTCTGACACACCTAAAGACGTGGCAGAGATTACAGCGCTTCGTAAAGTTATCGGCGGTGTAAAAGGCAGTGCAGACGCACAAGAACGATTGATTGGCGGTCAACTAATGGACGAGTTTGATGATTACGTTCTTAATGCGCCTGCGTCAGCCATTGTTGGCGGTGATAAGAAAGCCGTTGAAGCGTGGAAGAACGCACGTCAAGACTACTCACGCATGAAAAAAGGCGAGATATTTACTGACATCATTGAGAAGGCTGAACTATCTCAAGGCGACAAAGGTAAAGCTATTGCAAGCCAACTATCTAGCCTGGCTAAGAACGATAAGAAAATGCGTTTGTTTTCTAAGGCTGAACAAGAGCAAATTAAAGAAGCCGCTAAAGGCGGTAAGATACAGTCCCTACTTAATACTGTGGCCAAGTTTACGCCTATGACGCCTGCTGCGGCTATCTTTACCGCCGTAAGCCCTTGGGGTGCGTACACTGCTGCTGGCGGTTTAGCCAGTAAAGCGGCGGCAACAGGCATGCAAGAACGTCAAGCTAACAGATTAGCCAATCAAATGCGCTCAGGTGCAGGCGCTAAACTACCTATCGCTGAAGGCTTTGCGCGTAACCTACCTATGGCGACGTATCGCCAAGGTGTCAACACTCTTGCAACACAACAACAGCAAAACGCTTTAGCCCAATAAGGTAGATTAATAATGGACGATCAAACATCACGCCTCAACCGTATAGAAGAAAAGCTGGACAAAGTAAGTGAAGCGATTGTTTCATTGGCCCGCATGGAAGAACGAATGATTACGTTGTTTAAGCGCATGGACAGTTACGACGACCATCATCGTATATTAGAAGGCCGCGTGACCAAGGTCGAAGTGACGCATGCGTCAGGCGCATGGGTCGAACGCGTGGTGTGGTTAATTGTTGGCGGTCTTATTATGGGGACAATATATTTTGGTAAATAGTCGTAATGTGTCCGATTTGCATCCTAAAGTCGCTGCAATGTGCAAGGCTTTTATTGAAGAATGTGATAAGAAAGGCATTGACGTATTGATTACATCCACGTATCGTGATGCAGCAAGTCAAACAGCGCTCTACAATCAAGGCCGCACAAAGCCTGGCAACATAGTAACTAATGCCAAGGCGGGGCAATCTTTTCATAATTGGAAAGTCGCGTTTGACTTTTGTCCTATCGTTAACGGCAAATGCCAGTGGAACGATAAGGGCTTGTTTGCAACCTGCGGCGCTATCGCAGAAAGCGTAGGGCTTGAATGGGCTGGTCGATGGACTGGCAAGTTTAAGGAGACGGCGCACTGTCAGTTTACCGGCGGTCTGTCACTACTCGATTTTCAAAA